ATCATGAATGGGTTGTATACAAAGGTAATGATGTAAACCACATAAATTTAAGTACGTATGATTTAAGTTTGGGCTTACAAAATAAAGAGCATTCTTATTACATAAAAAACAGTCCTTGTTCTATTAAAGAGTTTGGCGATAAATCAGAAATAATAAATGTTGTAGAAATTGGAGAAAAGCAATGCAAATGCGTCACAGTTGACAATGAATCTGGTTGTTACTTAATAAATGAATATGTGCCAACACATAACTCTTATTCGGTTGCAGCTATATTAGCAAAACTGTTTTTGCTTGGTGAGAATGATCTAAATAAGTCAAAGGTTAAAGCAAATATGTTCTCTTATTTAAAAGAGTATCTAAACAAAGATGGTACGTTAGATAAGTTTGTTAATGCTATTAATCACTGTGGAGACCACACTGAATTTCCATCATTAAGACTCAAGGACTCAATGTCTGAGATGCAGTGGAAGAGTGGCTTTATGGATTCAGAGAATAGGCCTAGAGGCTCGCAAAACGAGGTGCTAGGATTAGCTATTAAAGATGACCCAGGTAAAGCTCGTGGTAAGAGACCTCATCCATACTCTGAAAAAGTAATAACATATTATGGTATCAAGAAGTGGGGTGACATTAAAATTGGAGACACCCTAATAGGAGGTGACGGAAAGCCTACAAATGTAATACAGATACATGAGGTTGGAGAGCAGGATATTTATAAAATAGAATTATCTGACGGAAGAGAGGTTCGTTCAACCTTAGATCACTTATGGCAAGTTGATATACATAACGAAAAAGTAGACAAAACTACAGAGGAACTAATAGACTTAATAAAGTCAGATTATGTCTATATAAGAAGCTGTAGCCCAATAGAGCCTTTATGCGAGAAAGACGTAGACGTAGTTGAGTTTATTGATTCTGGTGGAAATATATTAGAACTATCAATATATCAAAGGCTTCAGTATTTTAAAATAAAATACGACGATCTTGCTTATGCTAATTACTTGTGGATCAATGACTTAGACAAAAAAGAAGTAGAGATTGTATCTAGAGTAGCTAGAAGCTTAGGATGGGGCTGTTATTCAGGAAATCATTCTGTTAGAATAGACAAATGTCCTAGTAAAGCAAGAGTAATAAACATAGAGTTAGTTGGAAGAGAGCAAGCTAAATGTGTAACAGTAGATAACGATAGCCATTTATATCTTATTGGAGATTTTGTTATAACCCACAACTCGTCGTTTCAGGCCGTAGAAGAGTTTGGATTCTTTCCAAATTACTTGGATTTCTACCAGACAACACTGCCAAATGTGCAAGAAGGGCAGGCTGCTGCTGGTCAAAGTTACTCTATTGGATGTGTTTGTGCAGGTACTAAAGTATATAAGCACGATGGAGAATTGATTAATATAGAAGATTTATCAAAAGAAGATGGTATATGCGGTTATGACGGAAATGGGCTTATTAAAGAAGATGTGACATACATACAAGATGAAGTGTATAAAGATTGTTTTAGAATAGAAACAGAGCATAATAGATTTATTGAATGTAGTTATGACCATCCGCTTTTAGTAATAGACAATCCACGTGCAAAAAAGAGTAAGCAAAAAGCCGTTTTTAAGAAAGCGGAGCATATAGTTGCAGGAGATGAACTTTTAGCATTAAATACTAGCCATAACGAAAAAGGGCATTTGTACAACTCATTAAAGTTTGATTCCAATTCAAAAATAAGCTCAAACTATTTAAAGGACAAAGAGTTATTAAACAACTTAGAATCCATTAAAGTTAAAAGGTGTGACCCTATTGGAAATAAAAGAATATACAATTTAACTACAAGCAAAACCCACACGTATGTAACAAACGGATTTATATCTCATAATACAGGTGGGGAAGAGAATTCAGACTTTACGGGAGCGTTAGAATTGATACAAAGCCCATCTGGTTATAACATATATGGATTACCGAACTTCTATGATAAAGGATCTAATGGAAGTAGAAAAACTATATTCTTCTTCCCAGGATATATAAATAGAATTGGTTATTATAATAAAGACGGCGTGTCTGACGTAATTGGCGCAATGCTTTCTGAAATAAAATACAGGGTTAATCTGAAGTATAATTCATCAGACCCAATGATGCTCACTAGACGTAAAGCTGAAACAGCATTTACATTACAAGATGCAATCATGAGGAGAAGCGGGTCTATATTTCCATCTGCTGAATTGAATGATAGGATTAACGAGTTAGATGCAAATCCGTCTTCTTATAATGATATGTACATTGGGTATTTGTCTATTGAGGATGGAGAAGTTAAGTTCAAACCTGATTCAGACTTGCAACCAATAATGGAGTTCCCTCATAAAGACAACAAAAAAGAAGGAGCTGTTCATATTCTTAGAATGCCAGAGAAAGACTCAAGTGGAAAAGTCCCAAACGGAAGATATATAGCTGGTAGTGACGTGTTAATTTAGCACCCTTTAGTGGTAACACTAATTGAATAAGTGGGCAAAATCGGTGAAAGTCTTAATAGAAAACACCGAGATAATTTAATATTTAAAAGTATTAAACATTGTAACGCATAGTGGTGAAACTGCTTTTAAGCAGAATATAAACACGGGAGATTCCCGTTAGCTTATTTCTTTAAGCTACACCAAGAGTGTCCGCCATCCAATTATTTTGGATGATAATATATGCTGAGCTGGTCTGAATTAACAGACGTATCCACATTGAGGTGGTGTGGTATGGAGGTGACTCCCAGAAGTACAAGATAAAAAGCTTGTACGATAACAAAACTGATGACGACGATACATCAGAGACTTTATCATTAGGATCTTTTTACATACTTGATTTATTTACTGATGACTTAGTATTTGAATACACTGGCAGACCAATGTTTGCAGATGACTTTTATGAGATATGTAGAAGAGCATGTTTATTTTACAACGCAGAGTTGAATTACGAAAACAATAAAAAGGGATTATTCAAATACTTCTCACAACATAATTCATTATACCTACTGTCTGACACACTAGAGTTTTTAGCGGATAAAGAAATAATAAAGCCAGGAACATACGGAAATAAGAAGAAAGGTGTTGGAAACTACGGGCAAGTAGCTCCATACGGAAGGCGTTGTATCAGAGACTATCTATTGAAACCAGTAGAGATGGAAAGACAAATAGAAAAAGCTGATGGTAGTATTGAAGTAGAGGAAGTTAATATAATGAAACTTCATACTATAAAGTACAGAGCTTTATTGCAGGAGCTTTCAATGTGGTCTGAAGATCTCAATACTGACCGTGTAGATGCTTTAGCTATGTTAATGTTACTAAGAGAAGATAGGCTTAGATTAGCTGGAGATGACGGTGTTAAAAAGAGTATAAGAAAAGACGATGCTACATATTTAGGTAACGATGATTTCTTTAATAGGAATTACAAAAATAAACACAATTAATGTCTTTAGATTAAAAGGAGTTGTTGTTAGCGTTTGTTTTATTTAACTTTGCAAAAATTTAATTTTATGTTAATAGAAAAAAGAACATTTCCGCCACAGCAACTGCCTTTTAACAAAAAGACAAAGGAGTGGCGAAAGTCCAATATAGAATGGGCTGATAGCATGAGGCTATCTTCTGACGCTGGGCTACGTTCTTCTCTAAGGCGAAAGATTATAAATTATGATTTAGTTGCTGGTAAAATCCACATGGATGATATAGCGACAACGTTAAACCCTAGTGGTATAGATGCAGGCTTTGTTCCAGATACTGTTCAGCATATGCCTATTATAAATAGCAAGCTTAATGTTCTTTTAGGAGAGGAATATAAAAGAAAATCTATACCAAGAATCATAGTTACTAATCCAGACGCTATATCAGCTAAGGAGAACGACAAAAAATCCGCTTTAGGCGCTGCTATTCAATCTTGGGTAGAAGCGTCATTTCCTGACGAAGAATCTGCAAATGCAGAGCTTGCTAGGTTAGAGGATTACTTTAAATACGAATGGCAGGACATTAGAGAAGTAAGAGCTAATTTCTTATTGAATCATTATTGGAAAGAGTTAAATTTTCCAATGATTTTTAATAATGGCTTTATGCATGGTCTTACCGCTGGAGAAGAAATATACGCATGTGATATTGTTGGAGGAGAACCTACACTTGAGGTTTTAGATACAAGGTCTGTCGATTTAATACAGATGGGTAGCTCTAATAAAATAGAAGATGCAGACATGATTATAATAACTGATTATTGTAGTCCTGGAAAGCTAACTGATATTTATTATAGAGATCTTACAAAAGAGGATTGCGCAAAGCTTTATGGAGATATGCTAGGCGCTTCGTCTGACGAAATGCACAATAGGGACGAAAGGGAAACTTTTGTATTTGTTGGAGAAGAGGGAGAAGCAGTGCAATCAAGTGAGCTGCTAAATGGCATACAGCTATTTGCTTCTGGCGCATCACGATATTATGATGCTTCCACAGATGAATATGGGAACATTAGACGGCTTAGATTCTTTTGGAAGTCAAGACGCATGGTTAAACTTGTTACTTCATTTGACCCAGATACTGGTGAGGAAATAACTGAGTTTTACCCAGAGACATACAAAATAAATAAAGACTTAGGCGAATCTGAAAAGACATTTTGGATAAACGAGGCGTGGGAAGGTGTCAAACTTGGAGACGATATATATCCATTTATTAGACCTAGAAAGATACAATATAATAGACTAAGTAATCCAAGTGCGTGTCATTTTGGCGTTGTTGGAAGGATTTATACACAGACAAACAATAGGGCATATTCGCTAGTTGAAATGATGAAGCCTTACAATTATATGTATAACGTTCTAAATGATAGACTAAATGAGGCTATTGCTGCCAACTGGGGTAGAATATTAAAGCTAGATTTAGCGATGATTCCATCTGGCTGGGATGTAGAGAAATGGATTTATTATGCAAAGAAGAGCAAGATTGCTGTAACGGATAGCTTTAAAGAAGGGAACTACGGTGCTGCAAAAGGGAAGCTTTCTGGTATGATGAACAACAATACTAATGGAGTTTTAGATGCAGAGACTGGCTCTTATATACAAAACCATATTAATTTAATGGA